CATTCACTTCATCCTTTGGAAGGATGTCAATTCTATCCATTCGTAAATCTTAACCAATCAATTGCATTTTTAATTTGGAATCCACGGTTGTTAATACTCTTGAGAATTGCTTCAAGGTAATTGACTTTCTCTTGTTGGAGTGCTAACTTGAGGTTCAGTTCGATAAAGTCATCATCAGACTCAATATATGTATCTACTTCGTTCTTGAGGATTTTCTTGTAGAACTGATCGCGTCCCAACTCTTCTAACTCATCTTGGTCTAACTCACCAAGGTAATATTCAGTAAGGAGTCTTTTTCGCTTACTGCGTTGTGCGAACATTCGCTTTAACTGCGCGTTTTCTCCCATATAGATTTTGAGATATTTGTTATGAATGACAGGAATCTTTGTAGACTCCTCGCCCAACTCAGTCTCATCCATACGGCAGTCTTTGTCCCATTCGGACACAATGTCTTCAATCTTCATGATAAATCCACAGGTAAAATAATATAAAGTATAACAGACTATACGATGGTTGTCAATTCATACTTACGGTATGCAAAGTTGACATCTGCTTGCAGATACTCAACATCGGTTTGATCTACACTGAATGATAAAGAAGTCAATGATACAGGGTACATGTCGATGAACTGCACCTCAATATTTGGTTGAAAGTTAGATGTTGTGATGATCAGCGAACCGTCTGAATACACATCACCTTGAGGTAGCAGTCCATTGCCACTACGGAGTGCGGCAGACTGTGAGAAGTTATCTGGGTAACCAAGACCAATCAACCAATCATAGATCTCGCGAAAGTTCTTCATGTCCTCATCGACACGAAAGCGTAGGTTCAGCGCACCGAACACCAACTTATCACCCGGCACTGGTAGTTTGATGAATGTGTTATCCACCGTATCCACTTGTCCCAATGTGATATCTGGCAGTTCAGCAGACGTACAGAAATAATTAACATGGGGAAGTCGCTTGATCGCAAACTTGAACCCAATCGGGGATAGGAAACTTTTGTTTTCTGGTTGTGAACCTTGTAGTGCCATAGTCAATCCTCACTGTTATGCTACTATTTAGGCATAAAAAAAGAGGAGGTCTTGCGACCTCCTCCTAAAACGCTGACTCAGAGTCAGTCTTTTTATTTTACATCAAGTTAGCAACCTTGACGAGGCGGTAGTAGATGTTACCATCGCCAGTACCCAAACGAGCAGCAATACCGTTGCCATCGTTAGTTGCGAAAGGATTAGCGACCATGCCGTAGCGAGTCTTGAATCCGATCTTAGGTTGGAAGGTGTTCTCACCAACCGCACGAACCATCTGGAGTGGTACATATGGGCAGTAGAAAAGACCTGCGTCAAAGGCATTAGAACCTTTGTAACCGATTGTGTAGTAGTTGTTAGTTGCATCTGAGAAGTATGGATCAACATACACACGGATACGACCGTTCAAGACACCTGCGAATGTGTTGCCAGTGTCATCTACTTGCAAGTTGTTAGAAAGAGCAGGAGCATAGTCAAGAACACCTGCCATCTGAAGTGCTGAAGCAACATCAGAAGAAGTGATCAGGACGTTACCCTTACCGCGACGAGTTGCTTTCGCAATTTCGTTAGCGTCACGCTCGATCTGGAACATCAGACCCTTGAACTTCTCAACAGACCAACGACCGTTAGAATCTGTATCCAAGTCGAAAGTACCAGAAGTTGTTACATTCTTAGTAGCACCAGCAACTGCTGAGTAGTTGATAGTACGAACAACTTCACGGTTGATTTCTGCCAAGATTTCAGCAGACAAGATGTTGCTGAGTTCTTGCTCTGCGTCAAGACCATGAATCGCTTTCAAGTCTTGAGCAAGTTCCATTGTGTACTCTGCCTTCAAAGCACGAGTTACCGCAGTTACCGCGACCTTCTCGATTGAGAATGCCATTTCAGCAAACTGAGGACCACCTGCTGAACCTAACTGTTCTGCTTGTGAAGTAGAAAGACCAGAGTGAACATTGTATGAACCGCCAGAACCGATTTCGCCAGTACCACGATCATTAGGATCAGTACCGATCTGGTTGTTAGACAGTGTAGCGTTTGCTGCGAATGTGTTACCTGAGAATGATGCATCTGCTTCGTTGAAGAGTGCTTCAGTTCCAGTTTGGTTAGTGTAACGCGAACGCATTGCAAAGATCAGTCCAGTAGGACCAGTCATTGGTTGAACACCACAGATATCGTATGCAATGAGGTTAGGCATTGAACGACGAACGAGTGAGATCAATACTGGATCGAAAGTATCGATAGAACCATCGCTTGCTGTAGATGAAGAAGCACCCATTTGGTTAGTTGGTGCTTCACCTAACAGTGATACACCGTGTGCGCCACCTTGTTGGTATGCTTGCTCGCGAGCAGATACCATTTGGTTTTCCAGAAGTTGAGCAGTTACATTACGCTTGTGTGAATCCTTGATAGGTTCCAAGTCAGCATGCTCAAGAACTGGTTGCCACTTTTGAATAAGAGCATCAGTTGCCATTGTTATTTCTCCTTAGAGGTTTTTATTTACCTAGTTGTATTTATAAATTGTTACTTTTTGATCGAACGAGTGATAGCATCCATGTATGCCTTCATCTCTGGTGCGACCTGAGTTTCGGTTTCTTCTTCCAGTTCAACTGGTTCTGAGTCGAATGAAGTATCTTCAGAAATAACTTCTTCTTGTGGGAAGTAGTTCTCTTTGATAGTCTCCAACTTCTTCGCATAGTCTTCGGCAGACTCAAACTCAACGCCTTCAGCGAGAGACTTCATCTTGACTACTTGTGATTCAGTCAGACCTTCAGTTACATCGCGCAGAACAACTGATTTCTTTGCTTCAGCAAGTTCCTTACGAGTAGCGATGTTCTTTTCAACTTCTTCGTTTACTGACTCTTCCAACTCAGCAACTTTTGCCGCGAGTTCGTCAACAAGGTCAACCTTGTCTTCTGGAATGTCAATGTACGACTCAGCAAACAAGTTACGCAGACCAACCATAAAGTTCTCTACGATTTCAGACTTGATGCCTTGTTCAACTGCAAGTTGGTTTTCTTCCATCCACTGCTCAACCACATATTCCATGTAGTCGTCTAAGCGAGATGTCATAGACTCAACGATTTCTGCTTTCTCTGCTTCCAGTTCTGCTTCAAGATCAATGGTAACTGTTTCCAGAATTTCGTTGACCTTTGACACAACTGCTGCTTCAAAGATAGTAGTTGCTTTAGAAGTGAAGTCTTCACTCAGGTCTTCACCTGCGAACATTGCTTCAACATCTTCTGCGACATTTACATCTTCAGCAGAGACTTTCTTAATTTCTTTGATAGAAGTGGTAGTAGGTGCTTCAACCTCTTCATCCATACCATTCATTTTCTTGTACATGTTTGTGAGTGCGGTCTTGTCGTACCCTGCCATGACAGATTGAATAGATGCCATTAACGCAACTTTAGTTTTTGGCACAGATGTAGGTGAAGTTGCTTTCGCGCCTTTCTTATCACCTTGGTCTTTTTCCCCACCCGGTGCAGGTACTTCTTTAGTAGTTGGTTCTGGAACTTCAGATGGATCACCGAAAGATGCTTTCGCCTCTTCGATCTCCTGATCCTGCTGTTGTTCTGTTTCCAACATTTCCAGTTCTTGATCGGACATGTTGTTATCTCCTTTACGGTTTAGTCATTTATTTATAGAGTATTTATAAATCTTAGAGTTTCGATAGAAAATCGCTAAAGACTCGCAACTTTGCTTCTTCCAACTCCTTAGTTGAAACCTTCTTTATTTCTTTCTCGTACTGAGCAATCGATGCTTCTTTGATGAGACCGTTGTCCCATACCCATTCCTTGCCTTCCATAATACCATTCACAAATGCGTCTGGTGCTGATGGATCGGCAACGATGTCACCTGCTGTTGCAAGATAGAAATCTCCTTGAACCTCATTCACACCTTGGCGATTTGGTTTAAGAGAACCCATGCCACGAGAGGAAACTGCTAACTGTCCTCCATCGTCCATGATACCCTTAACAATCGCACCCATCGGTGTTTCTGCTAAAATCTTTGCACGACCTCTGAAGTTAGAACCGTCACGCTTTAGATCAGTAATCAAATGAGATACGCGCTCAAGATTGATGGTTGGTCCGCTTGGATGTCCCAACTCGCCATACGCACGATTCTTTTCGACATACTCTTTGTTGTAACGCTGTACTTCTTTATCCAAGACTTCGGCAGGATACATACGACCATTACGGTTCTTGATGTCGCCTTGCATGAAGATACCTTCGATAAAGTAGTTCTTCTTACCGTCTTCTTTTGCCTCAGAGATGTACTGAATATCTTCGTTTAGTTCTGTGATCAGTTTCATGATTGCTTACCTAACTTGAGCATGATGACACCTGCCGCGCCACCAGTAAGTGTGAACACCACATTTGCCTGATCATCTCCACCTGCGGAAACTGCCATTCCAGACT